TCTTGGAGTCTGATAGATGCTATTCAAAAACGTCGCCGGCCAGAAGGTCCCCGTCTACGCACACGACACCAACGCCGACGCGCCGAAGACCGGAGACGCGGCCAACATCACGGCCCGCATCTCTAAGGACGGCGCCGCTGTTGCCCAAACAAACGACGTCACCCCGGCCGAGCTCTCCGCGACTCTCGCCAAGGGTGTCTATCTATTCGACCTCACCCAGGCGGAGACGAATTGTGACCTGCTCATTCTGTCGGCCGCCAGTTCGACCGCCGACGTCCAAATCGAGCCGGTTATCATCTACACCCAGGGCGGAGCCGTCCCCAAGGCCACCCCCGGCGCCGCCGGCGGCCTGCCGACCGTCGACGCAAACAACCGCGTTGCCGGCCTGGTGGGCACGATCAACACGCTTGACGAACTCGACACGGCCCAGGACACGCAGCACGACGCCACACAGACCGCCGTCGGGGACGTTCCCACCGTGGCCGAGTTTGAGGCCCGCACACTGCCCACGGCAAGTTACGCCACGGCCGCCAATCAAGGGACGATCGCCGGCTACGTCGACTGCCTGCCGGCCACGCTCGACGGCAGCACGTTTACAAACCTGCCGGCCGTCGCGCTCACGTCCGGCGAGCGCGACGCGCTGGTCGCCGCAATCGAGGGCGAGCTCGCCGATGACGCCACCGGGGAGGCGATCAAACAAGCCGTCGTGGACAAGTTGCTCGAAAACCTGCCCGACCTGGACGACCTCACCCTGGCGGCGATCGGCAACGCCTCCCGCGACGCGATCCTCGACCGCCTGTTAAGCGGCAATCACGACATAGCCGGGACTGTCGGCAAGCTCCTACAGCATCTTGACGCGGCGATCACGAGCCGGCACGCATCGGGGGCGGCGGTCGCCAAGTCGCCGGCGACGGTCGACTGGGATGCGGACGTGTCGAACAAGCCCACGATCGGCACGAGCACGCTTACGGCCGAACAGGTCTGGGCCCATGCGACGCGGACGCTATCCGCCTTCACGTTCGAGGTAACGGCCTCCGCGTTGACGTCGACGGCGCTCGCGCAATTCGCTGCTGACGACACGGGCGAGACGACGGCCGCGGCGGGGTCGGTGGCGAAGCTCGCCCAGGGAACCGGCGCGTCGCTTACGAAAGAGGAGATTTCGACACAGGTCAACACGGACCTGACGTCGTCACACGGCGGCGGTTCCTGGCAGACGAGCGGCGATGCCGGATCGGGAGCGAACACCGTCACGATTACCGTCGACGATGGCAGCGACCCCCTGGAAAACGCCAAGGTCCGCGTGCAAAGCGGGGCCGAAAACTACCTGGCCCAGACCGACGTCGACGGCGAAGTGGTGTTCGCATTGGATAATGCCACGTGGTCGGTCGCCGTCACTAAGGCCGGCTACACGTTCACGCCCACCACGCTGGCCGTGGCCGCTGATGTCAATCAGACCTATTCGATGGCAGCCGTCTCCATCACGCCCAGCGATCCCGGGCAAGTCACCGGGTACTTTTACTGCTACGACGAAAACGGCGTTATTGAAGAGGACGTAGAAGTCAATCTCCAAACCTACCGGCCGGCGAGCGGTTCCTACGGCGTAGTTCACGATACGACCGTCCGCACCCAGACGAGTGGCGCAACGGGGCTTGTCGAGTTCACCGGCCTCTTTCCGGGCACGACGTACAAGCTCCGCCGCGGCGACGTGGCTCCCTGGCAGGAGATCACGATTCCCGCCGATGCGGACGATCCGTACGAGCTGGACTCGATCGCCGGCCGGCCCTGACGCAGGAGACGGACATGCCTGCCGATCCGGCGGCCGACGCGAACGATCACGCCTGTACGCTGCGAGAGGATTACACGGCCCTCTCCGAGGTCGTTCACTCCATGCACGGCCGTCTCATGATACTCGAAGAGCGAATGCGGCAACTGGAAGCCAGGGACGTGGGCAAGATCGCCTTTCCGAAGGCAGCGGCCGAGAAGACGACAGGGAAGGGGTGATGCGTGGTCTCTGCAATCGATCAGCGGCTGGCCGGCCGCTTCCATCAATGGCAAGTCGACACGATCGATCGCAGCGAGCGACTGGCCGGCCAGGTGGGCAGGATCTGGAACGGCCTTGTTAAGGACCTGGTCGGTCTGGCCAGTGAGGATCGGCCCTATCACGACACGCTCCACCGGGCCGAATCGGCCTTTGCCAAGACGGCCAGCGCCGTCCGTGACTGGGTCGGCCAGTGGGCCGAGCGGCAAGTCGAGCTGGCCTACCGCGACACCGTGGACTGTTTGCTGGACGTGATCCCGCCCAAATGGTTCCGACCGCTGCACCGGGACCTGCTCGTGCTGGAGGATGCAACGCAGGTCGACGTCGACGATCTGTACGGCCCGATCCGCCGGCGGGAGATCGGTCGCGACGAAGCGGTCCGCATGATCCGCAACACGCTGTTTCCGCCGCCGTCGACCGACAAGACGCGGGAGTACCTCACGCAGCCCGATCCGGGTGGGCTTAGCTGGGAAGAGCGGTTGCGGAAGTGGGAGCCGTCGGCCCGGCAGCAGATCCTGGGCGAGCTGACGCAGAGCATTTCACAGGCCGAGGATCTTCGCACGCTCCGCAAGCGCCTGGAGCCGGCCGTAGGCGGGATCCGCTACAAGGCCCAGCGGATCGCTCGCACCGAGGGCCGACGCGTGGCCGTGCGTGCCCAGCAGGCCACATTCGACCAGCTCGGCGACATGCTCGATGGGATGCAGGTGCTCGCGGTGATGGATCAATGGACACGCCCGGAACACGCCCTGCGACATGGCCGGATCTATCGCCGGCAAGAGGACGGGAGCTTTCGCGATGCCGCTTCCGGCGACCCGCTGCCCGAGCTGCCGGACGAGCCGAACTGCCGCTGCTACGCTTCGCCAGTGCTGAAGCCGCCTGAAGAGTTCCTGGACGATCCGGCCGTGCGCGCGACCTTCAAAAACGCTTCGGCCGACACGATCCCCGATCCGTCCGCCTACAGCCGTTGGTTCGACCAGGCCGATGATCGGCGGCGGCGTCTGGCCGTCGGCACGCGACGCTATAACGCCATGGCCGGCCGACTGGCCTCGCTCGGCCAGAAGCCGCAGTGGGAACATTTCGTGGATCCCGACAGCGGCAAGCTGCTTTCCACCACGCAGATCCGCAGCGAGTCGGCCGCGGACCGCGAGACCCGCCGGCGGGCTGTCGAAGAGCTGATCCTTCAGCGGGAGCTGCTCTTCAAGGAAACGGCCAGGCACGGCTTTGTGCGACCGATGCGTTTTCTGCCCAAGCCCCAGCAGACGATCGCGGCCGGCCACGGCCTGCCCGACGTCAGCACGCCCGAGAAGATGGAGCGCTACCTGCGAAGCGTCGAGCAGGAGATAGCCGGCACGAAGGACGTTGAGTGGGCAATCGCCTTCGACGCCGACGGCCGGGAGTTGTTCCGGCAGAAGGGAGCACACAATAGCGTCGGCTTTACAGCCGATCAGCTCCAGGGCATGGCCGATGTCGTTGTCACGCACAACCATCATCCGACCACCATCGAGCCGTCCGGCACGTTCGCCCAGGACCTGCCGCTTTCCGGCGAGGACGGTGCCTTCCTGCTCAACCACGGCCTGCGGCAGATCCGCAGCGTGACGACCCGCTACCGCTACATTGCCGAGCCCGAGCCGGGCCATACCGCCGAGCCGGGCCAGGGAATTCGCTTTCAGCTGGCATGGCACAACCGGGTCGTGTTCCACTGGCGTCGGGAGCGCGATCGATTGTTGCGGCGGGGGCTCTCGCCGGGCGAGGCGGAGCGTCGGGCCGATGCCCAGATGGCCCGGCACCAGCACCGCGCATGGCTTGACACGGCAGAACGATGGGGCCTAAAGTACCAGAGGAAGCGGAGGAACGATGTCTGACGCCGACGAACAGAACCGCATTTGCGGAACGGGCGAGCGGAACCGCGGCCGCGGCGGCTACTGCCATTGGTGCAGGCATTACAATGAGTTCCCCATGCCCGGGTGCAAGGCCTTCCCCAGGGGCATTCCCTTGGAGATCCTCATGGGCGAAGTCGATCATTTCGAGCCGTATCCCGACGACCAGGGCATTCAGTTCGAGCTGGACCAGGCCAAACAAAAGGCCTGGGACGCCACACCGGAGCGGCTGCGGCGTGGCTGAGGCGTGGCTGAGGAACGGAAACCGAAGCGGGCAAGGATGTTGCATGCCACAAAGGCCCAAGCCGAGCACGAGCGGGACCTGCGTCCTGAACCCTCCTTTGACCCCGCAATCCCCGGCGAAAAAGGGGATTCTGGGCCGATCCGAGCACAACCGGGTGCTGCGACAGCGGGCCTACCAGCGGCTAAACGAGTTGACCGAACATGCAGAATCGACTAACTTTTATGGGAGGATTGCCATCGAAATCGCTTACGAGCACGGCAGGATAACCTGCGTGCGGCGAAAATTCGACGGCACCGATAAGTAGCGCGAGACGTCGGGTACGCGGAACAACCGGGCCCGGCACCGCCACAAACCCCTCTGGATTCATGAGGGATTTGCGGCAGTGCCGGGCCTTTTTTGTTGGACAGGAGGCCTTGGCAGTGACAACGCAAGCACACGGGCTGGAGCGTCTCCAGGAATACTCGGACAACCGCGGCATCGCGGTCCAGGCCGACAGGGCCGCGAGCGTCATCCGCGGCGTCAAGATCATCGGCCTGGCCAGCCGCAACGGCCGCGAGTACTTGCCCGAGGCCCTCAAAAAGGCGACCACCCTGTACGAAGGCAAGGCCGTCAACGTCGACCACGCCGGCAAGGAAAACAGTCGCAGCTACCGCGACCGCATCGGCCGGCTGACGGCCGTCACGTTCCGCGAAGACGGGCTCTTTGCGGACCTCCAGTTCAATCCCAAGCACGCGCTGGCCGAGCAGCTCCTCTGGGATGCCGAGCACGCCCCGGAAAACGTGGGCCTCTCGCACGACGCCATGGGCCGCGTTGCCCGCCGCAGCGGCAAGACGATCGTCGAAGAGATCGAATCGGTGCGTTCGGTCGACCTCGTTGCCGACCCCGCGACCACGGCCGGACTCTTTGAATCCACGGAATCTACGGAATCCACGTCCGAATCCGGATCGGAATCCAAATCCACCAACAAGCAGGAGGACACCATGTCCACCGAGTTGAAAGAGGCGACGTTCGAGCAGCTCCGCACGCAGCGTCCGGACCTGATCGAGCAGCTCACCCGGCAGATCGCCGAGAGCCGGGAGGCCAAGGCCCTGCAAGAGGAACTCAAGACGCTCCGCGAAGAGAACGCCAAGCTCAAGGCCGAGATCGAGCAGCACGCCCGCCGCAAGACGATCCACGAAGAGCTGGAGGCGGCCAAGCTCGATCCGGCCGACAAGACGCAGGTCAGCGAGATGTTCTTCGAGGCGTTGTTCCGCGAAGAGGATCCGGCCCAGCGTCAGGCCCTGATCGAGGATCGCAAGACGCTCCTGGCGTCGGCAAGCAAGACGGGCTCGCCCACGTCCGGCAGCCGCTACGGTCAGAATGCCGGCCGGGCCCCGGCCCAGGCCGATCGCGTCGCGGCCTGGCGAGAGTGATCCTGCCGGCTTTCCGCGGCCGACGAGGCTGCTGACCCAGGCCATCATCACCACCTTTTTCCAAGAGAACCAAAATGTCCAATCAGATGCGATACCGCCGGGGCGACACGAATCCCGTGTTCATCGCACCGGCGTCGGACACGGTCATCGAGATCGGCGACCTCGTCTTTCTCGACTGGACCACGCACGCTCCCAAGCCGGCGTCCGATCTGCCCGACCAGGGCAGCGAAGCCCTCAACCAGGACACGTTCCAGCAGTACTTCCTGGGCGTGGCCGAGCAACAGAGCCGCGACGGCGACACGGACCCGATCCGCGTGGCCACCACGGGCGAGTTCGAGTTCGACTGTGCCAGTGCCACCTTCAACCTGGGCGCTCTCGTGGGCTGTGACGAGGCCGCCGGCGGCACTGCCCTGCTCGACCAGACCGTGGTCGGCGTGGCCTCGGAGAGCCTGGCGGTCGGGCGCGTGGCCCAGCCCGAAGCGGTCGCCGTGACCACCGTCCTGGTGCGGATCAAGTCCACGATCATGGAGGGCGGCGTGGCGGCCCAGGTCGCTGGCAGTTCCAGCAGCTCGGGGTAGTGCCGGCATCGTTCGGCACCGTGCCGATCGCGGCGCTGCCGTGCTTCCCTGCCTTTGCCTTTCCAAAGAATCCAAGGAGTCTTTTACGATGATTCGAGCCAAAAACATCGCCCGCGACTGGCGGCTCGACCCGGCGGCGACGTATCGCGACTTGCGCGAATCGCTCGCCCTGGGCCGTGTCGGCGAGACGGGCGGCATCTCCGTCGAAGAGTTCTCGCTCCGCGACCTGGCCGAAGAGCTGATCTTCGATCGCGACGGCGGCGAGTCGTGCGGCTACCGCTTCGTCAAGGAGGTCTTCGATCCCACCGGCACCGTGTCGGTGCAGGAATCGATGAGTGCGGTCGACTCGACCGCCTTTGCCAACATCACGGGCCAGTTGCTCGTGAGCAAGGTCCTGGAGGGCTATCGCCGCGAAGAGTTCGTGGCCAGCAGCCTGATCCCCGCCCAGCCCACCCGGCTCGACGGCGAGAAGATCCCCGGCGTGGCCCACACGAGCGATCCGGGCAACGATCGCATGACCGTCCGCGAAGGTCAGGACTACCCGACCTTCGGCTTCGGCGAGGAGTACGTCGAGACTCCCTCGACCACCAAGCGGGGCCTGATCATCCCGGTCACGAAGGAGGCGGTCTTCTTCGACCGCACCGGCCTGGTCACGCGACGCGCGGCCGAAGTGGGCGAGATCCTCGGCCTGAACAAGGAGAAGCGGCTGTTGGACGTGATGATCGGCGCGACGGAGAACTACCGCCGTAACGGCACCGCGCTCGACACGTTCTACGCCGCCGCGGACACGGACGAGCCCTGGGTCAACCACCTCGACAACAACGCGCTGGTCGACTGGACCAGCATCGACGCGGCCGAGCAGTTGTTCGCCGAGATGACCGACCCGAACACGAACGAGCCGATCCTCATTGGTGGCCGTACGCTGTTCACGCCGCCCCACCTGGCCATGACCGGCCGCCGGTTGCTGTCGGCCACGGAGACGCGATCCGGCACGGACAACATCGTGGTGGCCGGCAACCCGCTGGCCGGCATGGGGCTCACGTTGAGGTCGAGCCGGCTGCTTTACGCGCGGCTGACGGCCGCCGACGGCCTGGGCCTGGACGCCGCCGCGGCCGCCGGCTACTGGTTCTACGGCGATCCGACCCGGGCTTTCGCCTACATGGAAAATTGGCCGATCACCGTGGTTCAGGCGGCGGCCAACAGCGAGGCCGAGTTCACCCAGGACATCGTGCTCCGCTACAAGGCGAGTGAGCGCGGAGCCGCCGCGGTCCTGGAGCCGAGGACGTGGCAGCGTCACTGTGCCTCGGCCACCAGCTCCAGCGGCACGTGATTGCACGTGATTGATTGAAAGAGACAACCTGCCGGCTGCGGTCCTGATCGTCCCATCTGGCCTGGCAGTCCGGTAGTTTCCCCGGTCCTCCCGGTCGTAATTTGGCCACCAACGGCCGGGAGGCCGGGCACCTTTTGATTGCGAGAACAGCCACATGAGCGATTACACGGACAACCTGGTGGAAGCCCGTGAGAACGCCGCGGCCAGGCTCAAGGAGGTGCTCGCCAATCCCAAGCCGAGCTATTCGGTCAACGGCCAGACCGTACAGTGGTCGGCCTACTGCAACATGCTCACCGAGACCATCAGCCGCCTGAACCGCCTGATTGCCGAGGGCGAGCCGGACGGCATGCCCGTCGAGATCATTTCCCAGGGATACACCTAAGCCGCCATGGCCCCGCTCTCGATCAGCGATGATTTCGCTTCCATCGTCGACGGCCTCGAGGAGGTCACGTTGGTGGTCGCCGGCCGCGCCGACGTCGCGGTCACGTCGGCCCATCGCAACCAGCTCGCCATGGACGATCCGGACCAGGCCGCGGGAGAGGTCCGCCGCGGCAGCACAGTCTGGCAGTGGCCCCTGAGCGAGACGCCCGAGCGGCCGCCGCTGGGCTCGGTGATCGTCGACGATGCCGGCAATCGGCACACGATCCTTGAGCTTGCCGAGCAGGTGTTGGGCAGCAAGTACTCGGCCGTGACCGTCAACCTGGCCGTCAAAGCCGGGCTGGACAACCTGGTCGTGATCGAGCAGGCCACGTATGCCAAGGATTCCCACGGCGAGGCCGTGCCCACGTGGGAGACGATCGTCGAAGACGTCCAGGCCCGCGTGCAACCGATCAGCCAGCAGACGGCCATCGAGCACGGCCAGGACGCCACCGAGGCTTCTTGCGAGATCCTCCTGGCCGACGACCTGTCCGGTCTGTCGATCGATCCCGTGGGGGCTGACTACCGCGTGACGGACGCCGCCGGCGACGTCTACCGGCTCGACCAGTACGTCCGTCCGGAGCGTCTCGATGCGCTGCCCAAGCTGCTCGTACGGAGGGTTTAGAAACCATGGTCCGTGGTGGTGTCGTCGTCAAAGTCCACGATCGCCAGTTCGCCCGCCTGCTCCGCCAGGCGACGGCCGAGGGCATCCAGCGTGCCGGCGTCTTCTACCACGCCAAATGCCGCGAAGCCGTGTCGACGCCCAACACGGGCACGAGGATCAAGGGCGGTCGTGACAACCAGGGCCGGTTTCTCAAGGGCCGTACCGTGTACGACAACCCGAGCCGGCCGGGCGAGCCGCCTCGCCTGCGGACGGGCCAGGGCCGCGACGAAATCGTGATGGAGTTCAACGACAACGAAAAGGCCCCGGAAGTCCGCGTGGGAGTCTCCGCCAAAGGCATCTACATGATCTTCCTGGAGCTGGGCACGCGACTTATCCAGCCGCGGCCGTGGCTGCTGGACACGCTCATGAAGTTCCGCGAACAGATCGGTCGGCTTGCAGCGACCGGGGCCAAGAAGCGAGGGTAGCGGCCGGTGAGCCTGGAAGGAAAGATCCACGAATTGTGGGCAGCGGATGCCACGCTCAACGGGCTTCTGCCTGTGGAGCGGGTCTTCACCGGCCGCATTCCCCGCAACGCGGCCCTGCCGTGTGCCCGCATCGACTGGCCCGCCGGCACGGCCTCGGAGCGGACCACGGACAGCCTCATCCGCAGCGAGCAGGTTCGCATCAGCATCTGGGCCGCCGGCCTCACCGCCGGCAAGCCGATCCAGCGGGCCCTGGAAGAGGCCCTGGCCAACCGCGACTTCCCGATCGACGACGATCGGGCCCTGGACGTCCGGCACACGGATAGCTACGCGCTCCAGTCGGACGATCCGCAGGACACCACGTGGCAGTTCGTCTCCCAGTTCCAAGTAACCGTAACCCGGGCCAGGACCGCGGAGGCGGCGAGCAGCTCGTCTTCGGGTTCCTCCAGCGGTTCTTCTGGTTCTTCTTCCAGCTCGGGATGATCCACCTATTCACCTGACGACAAGGAAGCCATTCCATGAGCGAGGCATTCAGCGGCAAGAACGGCTCGGCCAAAAACGCCGGCGGAGCGATCGCCGAAGTCACCGGTTGGAGCTTCGACCCGAACGCGAACATCGAGAAATACGCCTCCAACAGCACCAGCGGCCATAAGAAGGGCGTGGCCACGGTGGAGGATTTTTCGGGCTCGGTGACCACGAAGCTCGACAGCGAGGGCAATATGCCCTACCGCATCGGCGACACGGGCACGCTCAACTTGCACGTCGACGCCACGGACGAGAATTACATCGAAGTGCCCGTGATCATCGGCACGCACCCGATCGCCTGTGACATCAACGACGGCAAGATCGTGGAGGTCGAGTACGGCTTCGAGCCGACCGGACCGCCGACCTACCACGGCATCCTTGCCACGGCCGGCGAAAGCTCGTAAGCACGCCGGCTGCCCTTGATTGATTGACGTTTCCCTGCGTTTTCCACTCCAAAGATCCCTCCGAGGAAAGAATGGCCGGACACGCCAGGACCGCGGCCCAGCTCACCCAGCAGGTGACCGTGGGCGACAAACAGTACACGCTGCGAGCACCGCCCGTGGTCGGGCTCTGCGCCCAGTTGGAGGCCTACATCGTCTCGCAGCGCGAGGATCCATTGGTCCTGGCCGCCCGGGCCTGCCAGCACGCGCCCAAGGAGCAGCACGATACGATCTGGCAGGCCGCCATGAAGGTGGCCGTCAAGTCGCGCGTGGTCGAAGCGGCCGAGATGACCGCCTTCGAGAACTCGCTCCGCGGCGTGGCCTTCAAGCTCTGGGCCTGCTTGCAAGAGGACCACGCCGCCGAATTCGCCACGCCGGAGGACGCTCTGCGGTTGCTCGAAGAGATCGGCGAAGAGCGGCTGGAGGAAGTCGTGGCCAAGGTCCACCTGGCCAGCGGCGAGGCCGACGCGGGAAACTCATCTGGCCCGAGCCCGAAGGCTCGGGCGGCGAACCCGGCAGACGAAAGCCCCAAAGTCGGATCACCGGCTGGCCCGAGTTGTACGTCTTCTTCGCGCGGGAGTACGGCTTCACCCCCGACGAAGTGAACAACCTGCGGCTGATCCCGCTGTGCGTCCTCATGGGAGCCGTGACACCCGACCACCAGATCGAGAAGCTCGTGATGAAGGATTACCTGCGGATGCGATCCACGGAACAAAACCGGATCCTCTTGAAAGAGATCCACGGCAGGTGAGTGATGGCGTTTCGACTTGCAGAAGCCTATGTGCAAATCGGCCAGCGGGGCATGGCGGTCGTCCTGAAGAAGACGGACGGCCTGGCCGCCCGGCTCAAGGCGACCCTCAGTCCCGTGAACGTGCTGAACCGCGGCTTCACGGGCCTCATCAGCCCGGTCCGCTCGGTCGCCTCGGGCGTGTCTCGCGTCGTCAGCCGGCTGCAATCCATGGGCACCGATCGCATCCGTCGCGTCCGCGAAGCCCTCACGGGCCTCCTGCGTCCCGTGCGACTCTTGCAGATGGCCATGGCCGGCGGGCTGTTCGCCGGCTTCGTGCTAGGTCCCACGCTCAAACTGGCTGCCGAAGTCGAAACGCTCAGCACGAGCTTTGAAGTCCTGCTCGGCTCGGCCGACAAGGCCAAGCGAATGATGGAGGAAGTGAACGCCTTCGCGGCCTCCACGCCCTTCGAGCAGCAGGAGCTGGCCGGCGTGGCCAAGCAGCTCTTGGCGTTTGGAACGGCCCAGGAAAACATCATCCCCACGATGACCCGCCTGGGCGACATTTCGGCCTTGAGCGTCTCGGCCATCGGCGACCTGGCGGCGATCTACGGCAAAGTCCGCGGCACGGGCCGCATGATGACCGAGACGCTCGACCAGTTCCTCGAACGCGGCATCCCCATCGGCCGCGAGCTGGCCAAGATGTTCGGTGTCCCCGAGGCCGCGATCCGCAAGATGGCCTCCGAGGGCAAGATCTCCTTCGCCGATTTCGAACGGGCCCTCGGCAACCTGACGACCGGCTCGGGCCAGTTCGCCGGCGGCATGGCCAAGCTCTCCCAGACGCTCGGCGGACTGTGGAGCACGATCACCGGCAACGTCAAGAACTCGCTGGCCGATATCGGCATGATGATCGTCGAGACCTTCGACCTCAAGCCGGTGCTCAAGCGAGTCGGCGAGTTCGCCGGCCAATTCGCCAAGCTCTACGGCCAGCGGATCAGGGAGATCCTGGGCGACGTCCGCGACTTCGCCGAAGAGGCCTGGGGCCGGATCTCCGGCGTCATCGGCCAGGCCATCGGGATCATCACCGGCAACGCCGAGAACCTGGGCGACGTCCTGGGCGGGCTCAAGACGATCGGTCTGGCCGTCCTGGACTTCCTGGCCTCGGCCGCCGGCGTGGTGCTCACGCTGGCCGATCCGCTTCTGGCCGTGGCCGGTGCCGTGGGGCGCTGGATCGTCCGCAATCGCGAGCTGATCTCGCAGGTCGCCAGGATCGGCGGCGTCATCGTGGGGGCCGTCGTGGCCGCCAAGGGCCTGGTCGCGATCGTGGGGGCCCTGGGGGCGGCGCTCGGCATGCTCCTGAGCCCCATCGGCCTGGTGGCCGTGGCCATCGGCGGCCTGGCCGCCCTGTTCCCCGACTTCTTCAAGTCGGTGCTTGCGGACCTCGGCGACCTGATCCGCGACTGGGACATTTATTGGCGGCTCGGCATGGAGCACACGAAGCTCTTTTTGGCCAACTCCTGGGAACGCTTTAAGACGTTCTTCGTCAACGTCGGGGAGATCGCCACCTGGTTCTTTGGCGACTGGAAGGAGATCTTCGTCACGTTGGGCGACTTCACGGCCACGCTCTTTACGAACCTCATCGAGAACATCAAGGGACTCTGGCAATCCCTGTTGAATTGGATCCGCGGCGAACAGTGGGAGTTCAATGCCACGCCGCTGTTGGACGGTTTCAAGAGCAGCATCCAGGAGATGCCGCAGCTCACCGAGGCCAACGTCCAAAAGACGAACGACCGCATCGAGGAACTGTACGGCCAGCTCGGCAAGCGCATGGCCGATCGGCGAGCCAAGGCCGACAAGCAGGCCGCCGCGGCCGCGGCCGGCGGCGAGTCGGGCACGGGCGAAAAAGGCGCTCCCGGCCCGGCCGGCGGCGACTCGCCGGGCAAGGGCGGGAAGTACGAGTTCGTCGGCCTGGCCCAGCTCGCCGAGAAGATGCAGCAGGAGGCGGCCCGGGCCAACGAGCAGGCCAAGGCCAACGCCTTGGCCGAGAAGACGGCCGGGGCCACCGAGAAGCTCGCCACGGCCGTGGAGGGCGGAGCGCTCAAGGTCAAGATGAGCGACGCCAAAAACCAGCAAATGGCCCCCAATCCCATGCCGGCCTGGGGATAAGCGGAAAGGCGTCATGTCCTACCAGTACGAAGAACTCGCCGGCAGTGCACGCAGCCAGCACGACGCCGCCAGCGGCAACGGCGGCGAGCGGTTCTTTCTCTGTCTGTGGAACGAGCGGTACGCGTTCGCCCAGAGTCTCGCCGGCTACCAGTGGCCCGGGCTCCCCTACTGCTACTGCCGCAACATCACGATCGAGCCCTTCTCGCCCGATCTCTGCCCGAAGTACGAGATCCTCACGAATCCCAATTCCCAGCTTGTCAGCTACGAGCAGAACGGCGGCATGGTGGCCCTGGTCCGTGCGAGCTACGCCACCGATTACGGCAACGCGGCCTGGCCCTGCACGATCACCAAGCCCTCGCATCCCGAGGGCACCTCGCTCAAGTTGCGCGTCCGCACGTCCGGGCAGTTCTTGACCATGCCTGGCGATTCCGTGCGATGGGAAGACAATTGCGAGGCCTATCCCGACGGCCCCATGCCGGGTCCGGACGTCAATGCGCGAATCGTAATCCCGATTACCGAGTACCACGTGGAGTGGGACTATGTGGATGAGCCGCCGCTGGACGAATGGGACGAGCTGATCGGCTGTGTCAACTCGGATACCTTTCTCGACTCCGAAGCCGAGACGATCCTCTTCGAAGGATACGAAGTCGACCAGTCGAGCCAGTTCAGCCTACTCGATCCGTATTGCTGGAAGCTGAGCTGCGTATTTCGCAAGCGGCGAATCCAGGATGACACGGAGATCCGCGGCTGGAACCACGAAATGCGCCAGGATGGCTGGGTGCGGATCCGCATGAAAGACACGGGCGGAAACTGTGTAGACCGTTACGACCAGGCCGACTTCTCGTCCATGTTTACCGAAGCCACGTGCGGCGGCGACAGCAGCAGTTCTCCGGGAGCCTGATCCATGCCCAGACTCCCGCGGCCAGAACGCGGCTCCCCGATACGGGCTTCCGATCAGCGAGACCTGGTCCGCGCGTTGGACGCCGAGCGGAACGCGCAGCTATTGGACACGGCCGAGGCCGATACGAGCACGGTCAATCCACGGCAGAGCCAGCGCCCGCCCGCCTGCCTCGATCTCTTTGAGTTGACCTCGTCCTGGCGGCTTGAATTCACCGAGCCGTACTACTGGCACGCGGCCCTGGCCAGGCGGGTCCGCTACGGATCGGGCGACAAGGAATGGAGCAAGAACGATTTTCAGGACGAGGTGCGGATCTGGCATCCGGGCGGCTACCCGCCGCCGCTGCGGGACACGATGCGGCTCGATCCCAAGATGGCCATTATGCCCCGCTTCGACGACGGGGATTGGGTCTGGTGTACCTTCAACGCCCAGAGCGGCCGCTGGGAAGTGCTTGGAGCTTTCGAGGACATCTGGCGGTTCGTGCTCACCGAGCCCCTGGCGGCCTGCGGCGAGGCCGAGGCCAAGCTCTGGTTCAACGGCAACGATTGCAACCCGACCTGCGAAGAGTCGAACGTCTGCTTCACGGTCTACGATCCGGTGGGTGTGGTCAACTCGGCAGCCTTTGCCACCACCTCGGGCGTTCCGGCCGGCACGCTCGGCTACGCCAAGTATTTTGCCGATGAGCAGTGGTTCGAAGTCCTGGCATTGGGCAACTGCCAATATTCGTCCAGCGGCGAATCCTCCAGCGGCCAGCCCAGCAGCAGCGGCCAGTCGTCCGGCAGCGGATCCTCGTCCGGTTCCTCGTCCGGCGACTGCGACCTGACGACCACGGTCACCGTGCTCACCGGCCTCACGCGGGTCGGAGACAACGTGTGCGCGTCGCGGGTCGTGCTCGATTTCCGCAACGGCCTGCTCTGCACCAAGACGCCGGCGGCCCCGGTTTGCGTCTACATTTGCTGTTCCGATTCGTCCTCTTCGAGCGGTGTGCCGTCGTCGAGCGGCGAATCGTCCAGCAGCTCGTCCGGTGACTACTCCTGCGATCCAGGTTACTGCGTCTGGGAGTGGGACAGCGGCGGCAATTTCTGGTCCATCGTAACTGACGAGTGTACGGATCTTCACGACCGCTGCTGCCAGTGCGGCAGTGCCCCGTTTGCGGCCGGCGATTATGATGGCCAGCAGGCCGTCGTCTCCTGCATCGACATCTGCGGATCCAGCAGCGGCTCCAGCGGATCGTCCAGCGCCTGCCAGGACGTCACCTTCGACTCGGACGATCCGGGCGAGTTCATCCAGCAGGACGGCTTCTGTGACGACGGGGACGGTTCCTGTGCGGGCTGCTCGGCCGGCGTCCTGCGTCTGGGCGACGTGGAGGGAGACGGAGATTCTTCCTCGTCCGGGACCGGCGGCGGCTCGTTCTCCTGCACCAAGCGCTTTGGCGGCCTCGAGCCGGGCCGTACCTACTACGTGCGGATCTGGGGCAAGCGGGACGAGGAAGCCGACGCGGTCAGCTCGACCCTCTCTTTCAGTGTGGGCACGGCTTCGTTGGAGCTGGACCAGGACGACGGCCCCATGCCGGCCGGCTGTGCCTGTGATGAGTCCAAAGCGATCTGTGCCGGCGGCACGGTGACCGCCGACGTCAACGGCAACGTCTACGGCTACGGTAGCGCGACAGCCCCCGAATCGATCTGCACCCATCACCCGCTGATCTGCTGCGTTGAGTTCCTTTGCGAGGATCCCGGCGCGTGTCCCGAGTGGTCCGGGAGTTCCTCCGGTGTCTGATAACGATCGCTACAACACGGCAGGGCATACGTGGGAAGAGACGTCCCACGGGCCGGACGGGATCCACTTCCGCTGCCGGACCTGCGGCCTGCTGGCGATCTGCAACGCCCTTTTCACTCCCGAGCAGCAGCGGCAATGGCTGGCCGGCGTGCCCGTGCCGTGTCGTTCCGGCAGCGGCGATCCGCCGACGGAGCCGCAACCGTCTCCCACGTCCGATGATCTCCCGTCGTTCAAGGATTGTGCCAAGCGCTACTCGAAGGCAGTCCGCCGTTGGATTCGCTTTGGCCGGCCCGTACGGAGTGCGGAGCGGGTCCAGGAGATTTTCGAGACGATCTGCGGACCGTGCCCCGATTTCAACGCCAAGAAGAAGCGGTGTCGTGTCTGCGGCTGCCGGACCAGCTCCGGCAACATCGCCTTGATCAACAAGATCAAAATGGCCACCGAGCGCTGCCCCAAGAACAAGTTTCTCGCCGAAGTCAAACCTCCGCGGAAGAAGAAATGAGTCTGCATCCCTTTCACGTTTTCGTGCTCGGCTATCCCGGCAACATGGGCGGGGCCAATACCGAGTGCTGGCACACGGTCAAGCTCTGGCGGGAAGCCGGCTGGGACGTCACGCTCGTGCCGACATGGAAACCGAACGAGACGTATCGCCGGCGGCTCGATGCGATCGGGGCCAAGACGATCGAGGTCGACGGCCCCCGCAAACTGGCCGACGTCCCGGGCCTGGCCGGCTCGATCGTGATCGGCTTCTGCAACGCCCATTACGTCAGCTCGGTCCAGGAGCTGCGCCGCCTGGAGTGCCGGCTCGTGTGGGTCAACTGCATGACCTTCTGCTTCCCCGCCGAATTGGCCACGGCACGCAAGCACGGATTGATGGACGCCTATGTCTACCAGTCCCGCTTCCAGCAGGGCCAGGTCGAATTGCAGTTGAACCGCCTGTCTCAGGGCTACGATCCGCTCGTGCACGCTCACGTGATCCGCGGGGCCTTTGACTTGAGCGAGTTTCCGTTCCAGCCCCGGGCCCATGCTGCGGGCGAAGAGTTCGTCATCGGCCGGCTCTCCCGCCCGGACGCCGACAAGTGGAGTTCCAACACGTGGGCGATCTACGGCGGGGTGCCGTATAAGCAACGGCGGGCCCTGGTGATGGGCTGGAACGACAAGCTCCAGCGCAAGCTCGGCCGGCCGCCCCGCTGGGCGACGGCGCTCAAGCCGCAAGAGATCAGCTCGACCGAATTCCTTGGCCGCTGCCATTGCCTGCTGCCGATCAACGGCGGAGCCAAAGAGAACTGGCCGCGCGTGGGCCTGGAGGCGATGGCTGCCGGCGTGCCGATCGTGGCCCAGAACGAATGGGGCTGGCGGGAGATGATCGAGCACGGCATCACCGGCTACCTGGGCTCCGACGCGAGCGGCGGAAATGACGGGGAACTGAAGTTCTATGCCGCCCTGCTGGCCTATGACGAAACGCTCCGCATGCAGATCGCCGAAGCGGCCCGGGCGCGCGTCGAGCAGCTTGCGGACCCGGGCCCCATCACGGACGACTGGAACCGCCTCTTCGAGACCGTGGCCGGCTATCGGCTTCTTGACGACATGCTTCTTGAGCCCGTATGCACTAGCAGTGGAGACGCGACCCTATGATTCTCTGTAATGATCCCCCGTTCGTTTTCTACGCCGTTCCCCGGACGGCTTCGCGGGCCATCTCGGCCCATCTTTTGAAGTGTTTTCCTGGCAAGGCCCGCGCCGTCGGCCGGCATCATGCGATGCACCCGCTGCCGGACACGGAGCTGCACTTCGCCTTTGCCGTGGTTCGCAATCCGTTCGCGCGGCACCTGTCCCACTATCTCTTCCGTCGCAGCCGGCCGCGGAGCAATATGTACCGGCTCTGCCGCCGCTGGACGTTTCGTGAGTATCTTGAGTGGGACACGAACATGGAAGCCCCGCCGCTGTCCACCCAAGAGCCGCCGCAGGCCACGATGCTCTCCGGCTGCCGGCTGCACCGCGTCTTGCGTTTCGAGTCGTTGCAGGACGAATTTGACGCCTTGCCGTTCATGGCCGATGCGAAGTTCAAGGGCCCGATCAAGCAGATCAACCACAACCGGCCGTATCGGCTCGCGGACTATTACGACGCCTATTGCATGCGACTCGTCCGCGATTTCGCAGCGATTGACTTTGCCGCGTACGGATACGACCCCGAGAGACTGCCTGATGAGTGATACGCCCACGATCGGCGTCGTGATCGGCAC